TCTAGCCACATAGCAAAACGAGGTGCGTTTAGTTCCGCCATCTTTGCAATGGCTTCCCTAACTGCCGCAGTAGATTTGTTAGGCGCACCCTTCGGCCTACCTAATCCTGCGTTTGGAGGAATCCATTTGTTTTCCACTGTATTTTACTACTCCATTGTTGTTTGTTAGCAACACTCACTTGCTCTTGTTTCTACTTGAAATCGCCTTTGCTTTCGCTCTGGCATCTTCCTTACTACTTGCACCCCATGCCTTTAGACTGAGAAGCAGTCTGGTAGGGCTACCATCAGGTTTACGCTCCGGCCCTGGCATGTTACCCATTCTCGCTAGGAAACTCGCTCTACGTGGGTTATCACCGCTTTTCACGGGAGCCTTCAGGTTAGACCCAGGGTTTGCAGCCTCGTAGGACTTCCTGCCCTTCTCGTTCAGTCCACCCTTAGCGTTCTTACCTTCTTTCCTAGTCCAAGCGGCAGTCATTTCTTTTTAGCTTTGCCAGCTTGAGATAGGGCAATTGCTACCGCCTGTTTCTGACTCTTGACAACTGGGCCACCCTTACCTGAGTGGAGTTGTCCTTTGCCAAACTCGGTCATAACCTTACTGATCTTCTTCTCAGCCTTGGTCTTTTTCATTTCTTCCTCGCTGCTCTCATGTTGTCCACAAGATTTGGGTAGGGTCTGCCAGCAGATGCGGCCATATCCTTAGCTGACTTCTTCTCAGACTTGGAAAGAGGTTCACTCTTCCCCAGCTTCTTCGGTCTCGCCTTCTCCCATATCGCCTTCTTCATCGCCCATCTCCCAAGAAGCGCAAGACTTGTCCGGCGCACACATAAAGTTCCACTGATGGCAATAACCCGCGCCTTCTGGCAGGCAATCTTCCATGTCCATGTCAAAGTATTCGCAATTGCCGCAACGCCTTTCTTGAGCCTGGCTTGCAGAGATACGCCACTTTGCACCTAAGTCTCTCCAAAACTGCGTATCACCTTCTCGTTCAGGGCCATACATAGCCTTCTCTTTTGCGATTGCCTTGTTCTCTTCGTTCAAAGCCTCGTCTTGCGTTGGAAGTGGACAACTCTCATCCTCTTCCTCGCCTTTGATGACGATCATTACCTTCGGGGAAAGCAAGCCTTTCATTTCTTTTCCTTGGGTTGTAAAGGAATGCCTACTTTCCGGTCGTACCTGATGGGCACAGGAGGCACTTTTAGCTTGTAGGGAGACGGTAATGCCTTGCTATCCCTGGTTCGTTTTTCCACAGCCATGCTGATGCCTCCTTGATGTTCTTGGAGTCATCCCTTCCAACGCTTTGACTGCCTGCGTGGTGAACGTAACTCCTTGAAACAAAATGCTTAAAGTCACATACCGTAAGTGTATGACAAAACACGTTGTCTGAAAACCAATTGATCGGAGGAAACCTGACTGATCGGAAGGCTTCCTTCGTGATGTAAGCAAAGATCGGCGCAATGACGCTCGTTTCTTTGATCGTCTGTTCTTCGGCCCATTTCATCCCATTTCTTGCGCCACCCTCAAACCGGATGTTTTGGGCTTCCAGGATATTGTCAGACCTCGCACCTAAAACCCCGATCTTATGCCCCGCCTTCTGTAGATGCTCGGCATCCTCAAGAATGAGTCTATAAGAGTCTGGAGTCAGGCAGATGTCGTCGTTGGCAATGATGACTGCATCGTGGTGCTGGAATGCGTCGTCCATGATCCGGTTGTAGGCATCACCAAAGTTACCCGACGAGTTGAGTACCCACTTGTAAACTCGTTCGTCCATTGTCTCGGTTCTGCTCGACAGATATATCGACGCTTCTTTGGCGTAAAGACGGATGCTCGACAACGTGATTTCAAGACTTGGACTCCCTACCGTACAAATGAGTATCGGAACTTTTTTCATACTCCGCCATCCTATGGTGAGCTACCACCTGAAAGTATTTGTTGTTCATAAGGTTTTCTGTGCAAACATTGACCTCCAACCCGTTTCTGTCTGCGATGATCGGAAACGACAGTTGATCCTGTAGCGTCCATTTCATCATCTCGATCCACCAATCCTGATTAGCCTGGGGATTGATGTAACTCCGCTTCCAACACAAAACCCCGCCAGCAATAAGACCTGCATCCTCCGGCCACCCTTGATCCCGATAGTGCTCGACCTGAGCCAAGATAGGTTGATCTCGATACTTGACCATATCCCAACACTCTCCGGCCTCTTGGTAGATACAAGTCCTCCAGGGATGTTGAAATGCCGCCATCGTATCTCCGGCTTGGTCGATCATGTAGGCCACAAACTCAGGGCTTGTGATCCTTATCGACCCGTCTATCCAGATCACGTAATCCTCAGCGAACTCTAGCTTGTCTGGGAATACCTTAAACCACTTGGCATCCATACGCGGATCTGAGAAGCGTCTGCTTGTGATGACTTGTTGCCATCCTTGAGGCTTCTTAGCACCGTCCAGAATCGCGTAGAAGGCCGTAGGAACGCTTTGCCTGACCGCGTAATGCAACGGGTCATAGTTTCCAAAGATCGCCGTGTAGACCGCCGCATTCATACAAAAAAACGCCCAACGTCGCGTCGGGCAAAGGAGGGGAAGGAGCCAACTTTCATTTTAACCCATACCTTATTTCTTTGAGAATCTCCTCTGCTTGCAGTCTCAAGTCTATGGCTTTCCTGTGTAGCTCTACAGACAGATTGACAATTGCTAGTGCTCGTTGCTCTAGCGCACTTGTTGACTGCGCCTGCTCGATGATGTCTTGTGCGGCACTCATGGCTGCTGCTTCGTTTAGATTCATGCGACCCTCAAATTAAACGGATTATTAAAGAAACTAATGCTCACACCTTCCTCTTCCTGCTTAGTTTTTGCCAAGACAGGCTTGAACTTCTTCTTCGGCCTGGACACTTTCTTAGCCTCGTACTCGTCCTTGACCCACTCCCAAACACGTTCCTTCACAAACGGGTCTATCCTAAACGATGTTTTGATGCAGCCTTTTTTTAGCAGAGCGTTTAGGGAATTCACAGTTGTCTGTTTATCGATCTTTGTTTGTAGTCTCACCGACTTTAAGTCAGCAGGTGTCTTACGTTTTTTCAGGTAAGCAAGAATTTTCTTTTGCTCGTCAGTCATCCTATCCTCGCTATCTCTCTTTCTAAGTACCAAATAGCCTTCTTTAGATCTTCGACCTCTTTACCTTTAAGACTCGCTCTCCAAACGTATTTCGTAGCATTACCAAGGTTGAAGTTCATATGCTCCGTAATCTCTATGCACTCTACGCCAGACGGGTGTGATGTGTAGTGCTTAGGATGGTTCACGTTGTCTTGACCTTCCCATTCAGCGCAGCAATGTCCGCATCTTGGGCATTCAAAAGAATCTTTCATATTGTGATCGCCACTCATATGTTGCGCTCCTTTAGCTTGGCTTCGATGGCACGGTAAAAACCCAAACAATCAAACCAAGGTGAATTGCTTGCATCAATTTTTTGAGATACATAAATCAAGTCATGTATCTCCTCATCCGTCAGCCCAACCCATTGCTTTGGTGCAGCGTAAAGCCTGTCTCCTAGCTTTATGTCTTTAGCGTTGTCCCATGCGACCATTGGCCTGCCTGTTTTCTCGAACAGGTAAACATGCGCTACATGACCGTCGTCTGTCGGTGTCTTTGCTTGCTTGTTCTCGCTCATGCCATATCCCCTCTATAAAGTTGCCAAGCGTCGCTAAGTTCTTCTCTAGCAATCCTTACTCTCAACCTCATATGGTCAAGATCGTCAAGAAGAATTCTTAACTCGTTGGGATGCACCATTACATACGTTGTTTCGTCTGCTAATTTTCTCAGCAGTGCGTAGGCTTTTTCTTTGTCTGTCATGCCGCCCTCAACTTTTCAGAAATCCTTGCCTTCCAAGAGTTCCAATCCTCTCCTGGCCTAGCTGGACAATTCACTTTCGCTGCCATCTCAGCAGTACCTTTCTCTGTCGCCCACCACACTACAACCTTCTCTTGTGCAGGTGCGATTTCTAGTTCATCTTCCCATCTTCCCTGGTTTAACCAGGTAGCAGGATGCGGGATGAACTCCTGTCCCGTACCCTTCGCCTGGTAATACTTGTTATGCGTCACCAGAGCCTCTACAGCAGACTTTTGCTCTTGTGGCGATAGTTTGGCCCATGCTTTTTGTGCAGCACGTTTAGCGACCTTTCTTGGGTATTTGCTCCAGAACTCCTCGAACATTGTTTTCTCCTTTTGTTAGGAAATCTCAATGTAAACCTTATTTTTATTGTTGACTGTCGTCTTGTTGACAATCTCTACATATTCTTTCTTTCTGGACATAACTTCCCCAAGGGTGGTAGCACTCACCTTACCCAGCAGGGGTCTCTTCTGGATGTTCCCTGCCTAGTACAGCCTAAGCCAGCGATTCTCTCCACCTCTTGCTTGTCCCACCCATGTACAAGAGGCTTTGTCCAGTACCTCACTGACAGTCTGGATCGGCATGAAACGGGGTGTTTCGCCAGCCGGTGTTTACTTCCGCGCAACCCATGCAGGTTCTTGATAACGCTCGGAGTACGGTCTGGTAGAAAAAGAAAAAGCCGTTAAGGATGTACCCTGGTGGAAGCCCCCTTCTGGAGAACAAGGGGCAGGGCACATTCCTAACGGCTTACATCTGCTTCCACACAGACAAACTAATCTTATCAGATCTCCACAACCTTGCAAGTCCACCCTTCTTTAAACTTACCCCATCCGTGAACCTCGATCTTCCAGCCTGCTTGCAAGATAGCCGGAAGATGCTCACTCTCTGCAATCTTTTTAACCCTGGCTGAGACGTTAGCTCTAGAAGTCGTCTGTACTAAGAGCGTCTCCTCGTCCTTGAGACAAAGGATATCGCCTATGCCGAACAAGTCCTGGCGTATACGAGCCCAAGGGTTCCAGTGCTCGACTATTTGACAGACATAACCACGCTCACGAAGCGCAGCTAAGGATCGTTGCGTAGGACTTACCGACGAACGGCGTTTCTTTTTGGTATCAGTGGCAGAGATTGTCGTCACGATGACAGTCTTATGGGGTTGATAAGCCTAAGATTACTCCATCACAACAAGGAGCCAACATGAAAATCATACTCACACAAGAGCAGTTAGAAAAAATCCTAAAAGAATATTTCGACAACGACTACAACATCAAGATCAACGAGATTGTATTTGCAGCTAACGTAGAACAGTTCTGCACGATCTACACAAAGGAAAACCAATGAGCGTTGACTACGATGCTTGGTTAGACAGAAAACTTTACGAATACGACAGAGAGAGGGAACAAAATGACTACCAACAACAGTTGGAACAACAGGAATTTGAACTTGACGAAATACAAGCCGACGAGGAGTGACTGGATCTTATGCACAGCATTAGGGATTTGCTACGGAACACTTCTATTCCTGTTCATAAAGTAACGGAGCCAAACATGAAATTTGCAGAGTTAAGGAAAATCAACGTAACCGAGAAGGTAGAAAAGAAAAACGGACTCTCTTACCTGTCTTGGGCCTGGGCTGTAGATACATTGTTACAACACGATCCTACAGCTACATGGGAGTACAAGCCTCACCAGATGTGGGGCGATACGGTGATGGTGTTTTGCGAGGTTAAAGCGTTCGGTGTCTCTCGCACTGCACAACTACCCGTCATGGATCACCGTAACAAAGCGATCTCTGAGCCAGATGCTTTCCAGGTCAACACTGCTATGCAAAGGTGTCTAGCTAAGGCTATCTCGCTACACGGTATCGGTCTTTATATCTACGCTGGAGAGGATCTGCCAGAGGAGGCTAAAGAAGATCCGGCAGACCACCTCAAGATCGTGAGCGAGGCTGAGAACATGGAAGATCTGAAGCAAGCCTTTACGACAGCTTATAAGGCTCTGAAGAACAATCCTGAAGCTATCAAGCAGTTGGACGCAGCCAAAGAACAGCGCAAGAAAGAACTGACGGAGATCAAATGAGCCAGATTCTCTCCATTGCCAAGCAATCAGGGGTTCTCATCTCATACCGAGATGAGTTCCTGAAGTCGGTGGAAAAGTTTGGCCGGTTGATGCTTAACAAGTCTAAACCGTTAACGCCAACACAAACGGCTTATCTAACCGCACTCGATGACTGGATGTCACTCAACGATCTTGCTGACAAGTTTGGCTGCACACCACAGAATGCCTTGAAGATGATTCGTGCTCTAGAGGCTCGCAAGTTGGTAACAAAAGAAAAACTCTACAGGCAAGCCTGGGCCTTTTACTACAAACGAAAATGAACCTGAACACATTTGAAGAAGGACTGCTGGACTCGATCCAGACAGAGCGTTGCAAGAAACTGCTTTGGTCTGTCATCCAACTGGCAGTCGATGATGCTTGCAAAGCACCCTACAAAACTAGACCACAGGATGAAACGATTACCGCACTTAGGTTCTTATTCGGAGACCTCCACGAGTCAGGGCTCGACAATTATCTAATGTGGCTTGACGTTGACAGCAAAGAGTTTAAGAGACGCATGGTCAATGCCATGTTCTCAGAGCGTCACGATAAGTTCACCGACTTTGAGAGACGAGCCTTCCGAGCCAACTACAACTGGTACTTACAAAATGAGATCAATCCTAACAACTGAGACTGACCGCAGGAGGGTCATAGAAGCTATAGAAGCCACTGAACTAGGCTACATGGTAACTATCTCCAAACCACCTCGAACAGCGGCTCAGAATCGGTTTTATTGGTCGATCCTGACAGCCTGTGCTGAACAGTTAATGGGCCAGCAATATACACAGGACATCTGGCACGAGTGGGCTAAGACGAGGTTTCTTCCTTCTCGTGTCGTTGAACTTCCTGGAGGTATCGTAAAAGAGATCGAGCCTTCGACTGCTTCGCTTACCGTGTCAGAGTTCTCAGACTTAGTAGAGCAACTCCTCCAGTACGCAATTGAGAAGGGCTTAGTCTGGACAGATGAAATGAAAGACGCTGAACTTGACTTAAGGAAGATCAATGTACTCAAACAAAAAGCTGCTTGAGGCTTGCAGGCATTTGCCTTGCGGATCTTGTTTTTGTGAAGATGGAACTGTAGTTGCCGCTCATAGGAACCAAGGAAAAGGCATGGGAATTAAAGTCTCTGATGCTTTAGTAGCATCTCTATGTTTTAAGTGTCACTCATACTTAGACCAGGGAAAAGAAATGTCTCGTGAGGAACGACGAGACTTCTGGAACCAGGCGTACATAAACACGATGCAAGCAATGATTGAACGAGGGATATTAAAGGTGCAAAAACACAGCTAATTTACGGATAAAAATCAGACAAAGGAGCAAAAACATGGCTAACTTACGGAAAAAAAGCGGAAAAAGATCGTTGGAACTGGAAGATTTATGGTTTGAGTTCCAAGACACTTATGAAACAACTGGATTCAAACAACAGTTTCTGAACGATGTTTGGGGTGCTTATGCCATAGGGAATGAACTCAAATTACTGGTCACGCTAAGACCTTTAGCAGAACCTGCAATTTATAACGGCGTTAAAGCATTGTTTGAGGATTGGCTTCTCAACAAGCACCATAAAAAAATCTCGTTGACATTCAAAGTCGTTGTACACAACGAACACACACAATTTGCAGAAATATTTTCAAAGATGAACTGACATGGAACAAAGAACTGACGATTGGTTTAAGGCAAGGTTAGGCCACCTAACCGCTTCACGGGCTTCAGACGCGCTTGCGAAACCTGGTACGGCTACGCGCCGTAACTATCAGATTCAACTCGTTACAGAGCGTCTGACAGGCTTACAGGGCGATTCATTCACTAACGCAGCTATGCAATGGGGCACAGAACAGGAACCCGTTGCCAGAGCAGCCTACGAAGTCCATACAGGCCATTTCGTCGAACAGACAGGATTTCATACCCACAAGTCGATAAAGTGGCTTGGAGCGAGTCCTGACGGGTTTGCAGGCTCAGGTCTGATCGAGATCAAGTGTCCTAACTCAAACACTCACGTTGACTATCTTTTAGCTAAGGAGGTTCCCGCCAAATACAAGCCACAAATGCTTACTCAAATGCTCGTGACAGGTAGGACTTGGTGCGACTTTGTTTCGTTCGACCCAAGACTTCCCGAACATCTACAGTTATTCGTCGTTCGCTACGAGCCAAAGCCGGAAGAGCTAACCAAGATCGAGGCTGATCTTGTTGCCTTTCTCAATGAAGTTAATCAAATGGAGTTAACGCTATGCCAAAAGAACTAACAGGATCAATCAGCAAGAACAAGAAGAAAGAGAAGGATGTACACCCAGACTACCGAGGTTCAGCAATGATAAACGGGACTGAATACTGGATCTCAGGATGGGTCAACGAGGGTTCTGACGGGAAGTATCTTGGGCTAAAGTTCCAGCAGAAAGACGGGGAAGTAAGATCAACCAAAGTCGATGACGACGATTCAGTGCCATTTTGATATGTTGAGCGTACACCACCAAACCATGCTGAAAAAAGCGTTTGCAAAAAGACCTGCAAACATTTCGGATGACTCTCCGGTCTTGGAGAGGGTCATTCACATCATCAAGTCTGAGGCTCCTGAGTGTTTCTGGAAGCCTACGGAACTAGAGAAGCGGAGGTTCTTTAATGCACCACGGCCAGGAACTCCTCACGAGGATGCG